CTAGTCGCGGCGTACGGAGAGTAGGTGCCAGCCGTCGGGGACGCTGGCCTTGGCTTCGCCGACGAGGGTGTCGTAGTCGTCGCCTTCGAGGGTCCAGTGGTGGGCTTCGGCGGTGGTGTCGGCCGCCGGGCGGGAGGCGAAGTGCAGGATCACCAGGTGAGGGTACGCAGGATCGAGATCAAGCCTGGTCGGTGGGAGGCTCGTCGCCAGGCGCGTCTGCGGGCTTGGGCTGGGGCACGACGTACTCGGTCAGAGGCGGCATCGACTCGGTCGGATGGTCCGCGGGGCCCCCGATGATCGGCTGAGGGGGCGGGCCGGCCATGTGGAACTCGCTGACCCACTGCTTGTTGTGCTGGCCCTCGATCTCGAGCTTCCAGTGGTAGGTGACGCCTGGCTCGAGCTGGATGCCGTTCGGGAACTGCATCACGACCTGGACCCTGCCACCGAAATCGGGAGGCAGGTAGACCCCGGTGAGTCCGTTGGGCGATGCGCTCACCATCTGCTGGACTCGTAGCGAGTCTTGCTGCCCTGTAGGACCGATCATCTTCACGATTTGGTCGTTGTCGCTGCGCCGTAGTTCCAGCGAGATCGGGAACTGCTGGCCGATGTGCTTGGCGGGAACGTCGATCATTACGACGACGGTCTGAGGGGCGCTCAGCCCGTTGGGATTCATGCCGACGACACGGAATCCGATGCCGAGGGCGCCGACTTTGCCGTTGCCTTCATCTGATGCGTAGTCGGCGATGAAGATGACGGCTCGCGAGTCGGTGAAGATGCTCATGCGTGCTGGGGTACCCCGGAAGTGACCGAGACTGTGTGCTGGAGCGGAGCTCCGCCGACGCGGGTGATGGTGTGTGCGCCGAAGGTCATAGGCTGGGAGAGACGTCCTCCGGCCGGGATCGTGGGACCAGTCGTTTCGACGGGATCGAGTGCCTCGAAGCGAGCGAGGGTCTCTTCGCGCGAAAGGTTCTCGTCGTCTGTCCAGTCCTGGTCCATGTCCCCATTATGAGCACACGTTGGTAGCCGGGTGTAGACAGATGACCAAACGCGCGCCAGTTCAGCGCACCCAGCGCGCGGTCAGCACGACCCAGGTATCGGCGGCTGTCCCGGCCCAAGTTGGTACTGGAAGGAGGGTGGCGAGCACCGTGTCACCACACGCTGCAGTGCCGATGGCTACAACCCGCCACCCGTGTTCAGGGTGGGTCTCTTCAGCGGTGCGGGCCTTGGCGGGCCACTGGATGGCTTCCCTGACCTGCTCGAGCGTGATTGTGTGCTTCTCGTGGAGCTTGGCAACGACCGAGGGGTCCGCGATCACCAGTCCTAGGTAGATCGCTGGCCCCATGGCGGCATCCTTCCATGACCGCGAGCCGTTTCTCGAACATCTGTTCTATCGTGCGTTGATGAAGACCCGGCACGTGTGGATGCTGCCGCCGCTCGATGTCGGGCTGCCGCGGCAGGGTCTGGTGCTGACCTGGCGGCGCCGGGTGGTGAACGCCTCGCCGCCAATGTGGGAGGCGTACGTGCTTTGGATCGACGAGCGCCGCGAGGAAGCCCGGGTCGAGTGGGTGCCGGCGTCGTACCTGCAGCCGGTCGAGTCGGAGGCCCCGTTGGCTGGACGTCAGCGTGGACATCAAGGTGGTCCAGGAACGGGGTAGATAGCGCGTTCTTGCAGGTCAGGGCCGTACGTCGAGGGGACACTATCCGGGACATTCGGGGGCGCCCGAGCACGACGAAACGCCCCGCCGCTCTCCGAAGAGAGCGACGGGGCAGCGTCGTACAGCGGCAGGCTAGGTGCGTGGTCGGCAGATGTGGACCCAGTAGCCGGCGGCCAGGGCGGCGAGCGCGACCGCGAGGACCTGGTCGCCGTACGGGATCTGGTCCTTCACCGATCGGGTGATCTCGCTGATCGTGTCGCCGTCAGCGTCACCCCGGTTGCGGAGCAGGTTCCGGGCCCCGAGGTGGACGACGTCGAGGACGAGCTCGAGCGGCGGGGACTGCATCAGTCCTCCCGCCACGGCGGCAGGTCGACGGTCTGGCCAGCGAGGCCGTGGGTGCAGTCGCCGAGGAACTCGATCCGGCCGCCGCGGACGAACGAGTGACACAGCGGCGTCATCGTGATGTTCTCCGGGGCGGTCAGCGCGTCACCGTCCAGGTCGCCGTTCACAAACGTCCGATGCGGGTGCACGAGCACGGACGGCTCGAACGTGGGCCGCTGCAGGTCACCGTTCCAGGTCCAGCTGTTCGGGGCATCGACGGTCACGCCGTGGACGGTGCCGCAGCCCGGGCATCGGAAGTGGACCCGGCGGCCGGGCGCGGTGCCGTTGGTGGCCGTCTTGGCGACGTCGACCACGGATCAGTCCTGGAGCAGTGCCGGGTCGACGGGCTCGGGCCGGTTCCGGGCGGCGAGCAGGTCGGAGTCGAGCTTCCTCGTCGGGATGACCTTCCTCCGGGCGGTCTCGGCGCCGAAGATGATGAGCGCCGCGGCGCCGGCGAAGCGGACGTCGACCAGGTCGATCAGGCCGCGCTCGTGGAGGTACCCGGCGACCAGCACGGTCAGGCCGTAGATCCGGACCCGGATCGGCTCGTTGCGGAGGGCGTTCAGGATGGTCTTCAGCATGGGTGGCTCCTCAGTGCTCGATGATGTCGAAGTGCAGGGTCTGGTCCTCGCCGCGGCCTTGGGCGGTGGTGATCCGGTTGACGACCTCGTAGGACTGGCCGAGGGTGCCGCCGGAGAGCCAGATCGTGGCGGTGGTGTCGGTGTTGGCTTCGTCGGTCTTGGTCAGGCCGGCCGGGACGATCCACTCCGAGGTCGCGATGGTGTCGCCGTCCTTTAGCCACGGGCCCTTCGGCCCGGTCCCGGCCCAGTTCGCGAGGTAGTCGAGCTTGGAGTCCGGGTCCTTGGTGAAGTAGTTGTCGTCCTCCGGGCTGCAGGTACTCACTGGACCTCCACGGTTCGGTTCTCGGCGGGCACGTTGTAGGTCCGGGGACGGGCGAGGACCTGGACGGTTCGGTTCTCGGCGGGCACGTTGTAGGTGCGCTCTGGGGGTGTCGGTGCTGCGGGGACGAGCACGACGCCGTTGGCGATGAGGGAGCTGGTCCCGGCGAGCAGGAGCGGGCCGCTGGCCAGGACGCTGGCCGCGGTGGCGAGGAGGGTGCCGAGTCCGGCGAGGGTGAGGTTGGCGGGGATCTCGGCCTTGGTGCTGGCGCTGAGGGTCCCGTGACCGGCGAGCACGACGGCCGCGAGCTCCTGTACGAGCCCGGAGACTGTCAGCGAGCTGGTGCCCGAGATGATGACGGCCGCGGGCCGTACGAGCGCGCCGCCGACCGCGAGGGTGCTGGTGCCGGTGAAGGTTGCCGGGGCGGACACGGATCCGGCCGAGTCGGTCGCCAGGGTGCTTTCCCCGGCGAGCACGATCGCGGCAGGGATGCTCTGGTGACCGGCGACGGTGAGGCTGCTGGTTCCGGCGAGCACGACCGAGGCGGGCACCTCAGCGCGCGCGGTCGCCATGAGGGAACTGGTGCTGGCCAGCGCCACCGCGGCAGGGACGTCGACGCGCACCACGGCGGCCAGGGTGCTGGCCCCGGCCAGGATGAGAGCGCCGGTGATCGTCTGCTGTCCGGACGCCGCCAGAGACCCAGTTCCTACGAGCACGACCGAGGCGGGGACCTGCTGGGTGCTTCCCGCCGCCAGGGTGCTCGTGCCTGAGATCGCGATGGCCGCGGGGATGTCCTGGCGGCCGGCCGCGGTCAGGGCGCTGGTGCTGGCGAGTACGACCGTGGCGGGGATGCTCTGGCGTGCAGCTGCGGCGAGCGAGCTCGTACCCGCCAGGGTGACGGCGGCGGGACGCTGGACGACCGGGGCCACCGCGAGCGAGCTCGTGCCCGCCAGGGTGGCGGCGGCGACTGCTGCGCTGCTCGCCGAGGCGGCCAGGGTGCCCGTGCCAGCGATCATGACATCGCCAGGCACGTCCTGGCGGCCGGTCACCGTCAGAGCGCTGGTGCCGGCGATCGTGACAGCAGACGCGGTGTCCTGACGCCCGCTCGCAGTGAGCGTGCTCGTCCCGGCGAACGCAACCGTGCCGGGGACGTCCTGTCGGCCAGCTGCGGCGAGGGTGCTGGTCCCGGCCATCGTGACGGCGGCGGGGATGCTCTGCTGCCCGTTGGCCGCCAGGGTGCTGGTGCCTGCCAGCGTCGCAGCGGCGGTGACCGGCGCAGGAGGGTTGATCGAAGCCAGCAGGCCGGCCGTGACCGAGATCGTGGTCCAGGTCCACGTCCGGGTGCCGGTTGCTCCCGGTGTCGCGGTCTCGTGCGCGCCGGCGAACGACTGGGTGGAGTTGTCCTGGAAGTCCTGCGACATCGAGCCCGGCGGAGTCACCACGCCCGCCGACCCGACGCGGTAGAGGAGCGAGAGGAGGTAGGTGCCGGTGGCCACGGTGAGACCGGGGATCGCGTTGGAGGTCGCAGAGGCACCCTGCTGGAACGACGCGGCATCCCACGGTGAGATCGGGTCGGCGCCGGTGACGCAGTCGATCGCCGCGCGCAGGTTCGCCGTGCCGGAGGTGACCGAGAACGTGAACGACGACCCCTCGGACCCGTCCGCGATCCGGTAGAGGTACGCCGCCTGTGAACCCGCCGAGGTCCCGGGGACCAGCGCCCACCCCGCGGGGATGTTCCAGGTCTTCGCGACGTTCGCCGACAGCGCGGCGATGAGCAGATCGCCGACAGCGGTACCGGTCGGCTTGTTGACCGTGACCGAGGTGACGATGTTGGCGGTGCCGACGGTCGGAGTCCGGTGCGCGATCGCCACGAGTCACCCCTCCACAGTGTCGACGGTCAGGTACCAGCGCAGGGCCCCGACCCGGGGCCCCGCGCGGTGGTGCAACTGGTGCTACGCCTCGGTGCCGGTCAGCGACCCGGACGGGATCATCGCGGTGTCGCCGGCGTTGACGGTCTTCGCGAGGTTCGTCCCGCCTCGGAACGTCATGTTCTTCGGGGTGCCGGTGGAGTCGGCGACGAACACGTCGTTCCAGGTGCACGCCGGCATGTTCGAGAACGTGATCGCCGCGTTGCTGGACTTCGACCCGGCCGAGGCCGCGGCCATCGACCCGGCGATCGACTGCCGGGCGTAGGACCCACCGGCGACCTCGGTGCCGGCCGCGCTGGCCGTGCACAGGGTCGTCGTGAGGGCGACCTTCATCGGCAGGGTGTAGTTGACCCGCGCCGAGACCGGGCCCAGGGCGAGGGTGCCCGACGCGCCGGTGTCGTAGACCGCGTCGAGGACGTCGTTGGCGAAGGCGGTGAACTTGGACATCTCAGTTCTCCTCGAGGTCGTTGTCGTTGGGCTGGGCCTGGATGAACTCGCGCAGCGCCTCACCGCGGATCCCGGAGTGGGCGGCCTCGACGGCCGCCGCGGCGACCGCGTTCTGCGGGCCGACGAGCTCGGCCGCGAGCTCGTCCGGAAGGCAGTCGTGGTGGAACGAAGGCTCCGCGATCGTGGTCCGCTCGTCCTTCTTCCAGTTGATGAAGCCGACGTGGATCATCGGATCCGTGTCGGTCTGGCCGCAGCCGTCGCACGTGAACGGCTCGGGCGTCGGGGTCTCGCTCATCTGGATCTCCTTGCTTCGGGTACGACGAAGGCCCAGCCGGAGCGACTGGGCCTGAAGAGGAATCGGTGGTGCGGGTGCGCGCTACTTGTTCTTCGGGGTAGCGGCCAGACCGACCCGGATGGTTCGGAGGAACGCCCGGACCCGCGGGCGGGTGATCGGGATCTTCTTGGCGTCCGGGTGGTTGATCGCGTCGGTGAGGCGCTTCCGGGTGCGGGTCCAGGGAGTGCTCTGCGGTGTGGCCACGATGGGCTCCTTCGGTGGCTTGGGGTTGCGCGCGGCTCGGGCCGGGTCGGCGGAGACGATGCCTTCGGGGAACTGGGGGAGGCCGTAGCCCTCGATCGTGTCGAGCGTGCGCCGGCGCTTCAGCTGGTAGACACCGTTGCCCTGGGGAGAGCCGTCGGTGTTGGTGTTCCCCTCGACGGTCCAGATCCAGGTGTCGTCGAAGTCGATGACGAGGAAGGTGTGGAACATGTCGCCGTTGCGACCGAGGAAGCCCTGGCCGCCGATGGCCGGGTACTCCGACCACTGGCCGCGGGCCTTGAACCAGCGAGCGCCGGTATCGGTGCTCGCTGTGCACGGGTAGAGCCGCCCGAACCCCGCCTTCAGGGCCAGCCAGGAGATGAACGTGGCGCACCACGCCTGGAACTGGGACCACTTCAGGCTCGGCACAGCAGGGGAGTACTTCTGCTCGTTGGTCCAGGTGCCGTCCTCGCGGCCCTCGCGGTACCCGACCTCCCCCAGAGCGAGATCGATGATCTTCTTCGCAGACGGGCTGCGGTACTGGTGCTGCATCGGTCAGTCCTCCGTGACGGTGAAGCGGACGATCGGGTGGTCGGAGCCGAGGTTGTGCGGGGTCCGGTCGACCTCGATGTCGTCGAGGTGGCAGCCCCGCGACATCGGCCAGTCGATCCGAGCTCCGACCACGCGGTGCTTCTTCATCCCGGCCTTCCGGGCGACCCACGACGGGGTCCCCACCCCGTAGGCCGCGGTGCCGGCGTTCCAGTCCCCGGCGATCACCAGCGCCACCCCCGGAGTGCGGTTCGCGACCCGGCGGGCGTGCTTGACGAGCGCGGCCGCCGTGCGCCGGTACGCCGTGATCCGCCGAGCAGCCCCACGGAATCGGCTGGAGTGGTTCAGGACCTGCACCGGGGCGTGGACCGTGGTCACGCGGAGCCAGTCCGACAGGCCGACCGAGACGATCGAGCGGGCCGGGAACCGCTTCCCCTTGCGGGTGAACCAGTACGACTTCACCGCGATCGACATGCCGGGCCCGTGGGGGACCGCGTGACGGACCAGGATCCCGTTGTCACCCCGGTCGGGGGTGGCCGGGAACGCGATCAGGTCGTAGCCCTCGATCGTCCGCAGGGCCGCGTGGTGGCCGGCGATCTCCTGGAGCAGCACGAAGTCCAGGTGGTGGGCCTCGCAGTACCGCTTGAGCTGGTTCGCCAGCGCCTGCCGGCCCTCGGGGTCGCGGCGCAGGATGTTGAACGTCGCACCGCGAAGGACGCGGGGTGCTCTGCGTTCGGGCATGGGGAACCTCCGTGGGGTCGTGATGGGCCGCGCGGGTGAGCGGGTCAGGATCCGGGCGTTGCCGGGTCGGCCGGGGTGGACTCCACGGCGGCCTTGATGGCGGGCCAGACGAGGTTCTGGCCCTCGGCGAGGGTCCGGAGAATGTCCTCGAACCTGTCGAGGCGCTCGGTGCTGCCGGTCAGGACCTCGTCCATCTGGCCTTCGATCCGCTCGAACCGGTCATCACCAGAAGCGAGCCGGCCCTCGATGCGGTGCACCGAGTCCTTCAACGACGAGCCGTCGTTGTTCATGACCTCGTGCTCGATGACGTGGAGCTTCCCGATCGCGTACTCGACCTTGCGGTCGGTCTCAGCCTGGAGCTCGCCGATGCTCGGACGCTTCTCGGTGAGGACAGCCTTCGTGACGGTGTCGATGATGGGATCTCGCCCGATCAGGGTGTCGCGAACCGAGATGACGTCCTTGCGGAACTCGCGCCACTTCGGCCGTCCCCAACGCCACGCGGCACCGAGAAGACCTACGAGTCCGACAGCGATCGAGATCAGCTGGGCGGTCTCAGACACGAATGGTCTCCCTCTGCTGGGGCGGATGATCGACGCAGGGCGCAGGCCAGCGGACAACGCACGCCGTGACCGGTTCAGCTAGGCGGCGGCTTCGTAGGTGAACTGGCCGCTGATCCAGTCGCCGGCAGCCGGTACGACGGGGGCGGTGGACCCGAGGAGTGTGCTCGTGCCGGTCCCAGAGAGTCCGCGGATGTTCAGAGTCGACGCGGTCGGGAGGATCACGAACCCCGTGGGGTAGTCGAGGGACGCGGAGACGTCGCGGAACCAGATGTTGCCCCGGGCGATGTTCGAGCTCGGACTGTTCAACGCCGGCACCGGGAGGGTGAACGTCCAGGTGCCGGTCCCGATGTTCAGGCCGGTCGTGCCGAGCAGCATGTAGAAGTCGACCGTGACGAGGTTCCCAGGCTGGACGTTGTACCGCATCGAGAGAGCGCCGCCGGACCCGATCGCCGGGGAGCCCCCCGCGGCGGTCCACACCGGTGTGAACGGGGTGTACCCGTCCGAGGAGGAGTTTCCGTCCCAGCCCATCAGGACACCGCCAACGAGAGCACGTCCCCGAGGTTGCGAGCTGCGAGCTCGGTGGGTGCCAGCTGGATCGTGTCGGACCCGACCTCGTACTCAGCCTTGCCGATGATCCAGTCGACGTAGGGGAGCACGATGCCCTGCTCGTTGATCACGCTGAACGAGCGGACCATGTCGCCGGCCTTCACGAACGACAGGCAGGCAGGGGTTCCTCCCGGAGTGGTGAGCTGCAGTCGGGCCGGGTTGACCGCGTTGGTCCAGGCGTAGCGAGCCTTGCCCTTCGCGAGCATCCCGTTGCCGATGTTCGTGACGTTGCCGCTCGTGGTGACCCCGAGGCTGGTGACGTCGACCGGGACAGCGCGACGGCGGGTCGCGGTTGCCGTGGGGTCGTTGACGTGCACGGTGGCGTACGAGGCGGCACCGGACTTGTAACGCAGGTAGAGGTCAGAGGCGTAGTCGTCGTCGGCGAGCCCGATCTGCGTTGCCCCAGGCGCCAGATACCAGGTCGGGGTGGTCGGGTCTGTGGCGGCGATCACCCGACCGTCCGGGTCGACGCGCCACCGCTTGCTGACACTGGTTGCCCATGCGTCGAGCAGGTCACCGACGTAGTTCAGCTTGTCGGTGTCGTTCGACCCGGAGAACGGGACCGCGGAGAGGGATGCTGGCCGTGACCCTGCGAACCCATCGGCGATCGCCTGGTCCACGGCCACGTTCGGCGTGCTGGTCGTATCGCCTCCCGAGTCCAGGCACAGGTGTGCGGAGTAGAACTCGTCCGCGAGACCGATCGCCGAGAACTCCCACCCGTCCTCGGAGACCTTGGGCTGGTTGAGCATGCCCTTCCAGACGTTCACGGGACCGACCTTGATCTCGACGACCTTGCCCATCCGCAGCGACGGGTGCGTGAACGTCGGCGGCAGATCCATCTGCCAAGACGCGTCCTCGGATCCACCATCGGCGGTCGAGGAGTACTTCAGTCCACCCCATGCGCCGATGGTTGAGACCCAGGATCCACCAGCGGTGAGTTGCTCGCTCATGCTGCGGCCACGCGGGTATGGAAACGCGGGTAGTGGCTGAGTGTGATCGTCGTTTCTTGGGCGTAGGAGGTGACGGTGAAGACGTTCATCTCGGGCGGCACGAACTCGTGGTTCCCGAAGGACTTCAGCTCGGCTGCTGCGTGGTAGCTGTCGGACCGGTCGGCCTCGGTGCCGAGCCAGACGGTCGGAACGGGTGATTCTAGGGTGGGGGAGTCCAGCCAGAGGCGGTTAGCAAGCGTTCCGGGAGTCGGTGCACCGGTTCCGCACTCGACCCTGGTCAGCCGGCCGGTGTCGATGTTGAAGAGCCACGCCTCGTCGATCAGGCATGACGAGTTGCACGAGAGTTCGATCCGTACGAGGCCGCCTGAGCCCATCTTGCGGGGCGGCAGAGTCATCGTTCCGATCTCGTAGATGTCCCACTGAGGCGGGCTGGCGATGACGCGGGTGCCCGTCTGCACGCCAGGCAGGTTGACTCCGGCCTGTCGGGACTTCGCGGCCCAAGTGATCGTCCATGGCGAGATCAGGACTGACCCGATGCCCAGGCGGGCGAGCAACAGGTACCCGCCGGGCGGCAGTCCGGTTGTCGGAACGTCAAAGGTGTGCAGTGTGTTGATGTCGCTGCTGAACCCAGAGATGAGCGTCGAATCAACGGTCGGGGAGTTGCCTGACGTCAGCAGTCGCCGCAGTGATGGTTGCTCCAACCCAGGGGTCGCGGGGCACGTGTAGATCAGGGCGGTGCCAAGCGCCTTGGTCTCGTCCGAGAGTACGAGGCTGCCCTGAGTGCGGGCCGATCCAGCGACCTGGAGGATCCGGGAGAGCTGCCGGTTCGTTGCCTTCGTGCCGAGCATGTTGGATCGGGAGACGTCGTAGGCGTTGATGCGCACGCTGTTGGTTGAAGAGGTCCCGCCGGCTTGGACCGTGATCTCCAGCGAGTTCAGTGTCGAGATCCCGAGAGCGGCAGCGTCGAACCAGTAGAGGTTCCCCTCCTGGACCGCGACCGGCGCCACGATCCCGTTCAGCTTGAACGTCATGCCGCTCGTGCCGTAGGCGTACTTGGCGTTGGTCAACGTCGACGTAGCCTCGATGCGGATGTACGGACTCCCAGCCAGGCTCGTCGACAGGCCGGTCCGCACCATCGAAACTCGGGTGGCAAGGTTGGTGAAGATGTCCGACGCAACACCCGAGAGCCATCCTCCACCGATGACCCCAGGAGGCGCCGAGGTGGGGGGACCGCCCGCCGGCTGCTTCTGGAAGGCCCACCCAGTGGCCGACGTGCACGCGTCGATCGAGGTGATGACCTGCGTGCCCGACTGGGTCGACTTCGTCGCCGACACCATCGTCTGTGCGCGCACGTACGGCTCAGCCTGAATCTTCAGCCCGTACGTCGCGATGACCCGCAGGTCGTTCAGGTCGTTGGGCACCTCATCGAAGCTCGACATGACGACCGTGAACACGCACGGCTCACCAGCGCCGTCAGGCGGCGTCCACGTCAGGAGGTTCCGGCGGTAGGACTCGAACATCAGCGCCTGCTCAGCCACCGCCAGAGCGTTCGAGTCGTCCGCGAGCACCTGGATCCGCAGGAACATCTGCCGGTTGTCCTGGCCGGTGAGCGCGACGATCGCGCCGTCCTGGAGCCACGAGGTGATCTTCTGCTCGATCGGGACCGGGTTGCCCCAGTCAGCGTCATCGCCGAGTGCCTGGAACTGGAACCCGGTCGCCGCCTGCTCTGCATCCGTGCCGATCAGGTTCAGGGTTCCGAACGCGAGGGCGTGCTGTGGGTTCGAGATCATCGCTTCCCCTTCGGGCGCTTCGGGCCGACACCGTTGATGGCACGCGCGATCGCTGCACCGGTAGCGTTCGGGTTCTTCTCGAGCAAGTTGCCGACGCGCTGCATCGACCGGTCGAGGCGGTTCAGAGTTGCGAGCTGCGCCTTCGAGGTGGCAAGCGCCGGACCGAATGCAGCAGCCGCACCGGCGTTCCCGACGCTCGTGGTCAGCCGGTCGCGCTGGTTGTACAGCGACTCGTACCGCGCGACGTCAGCCTTCGGGCCAGTTGCAAAGTTCTGTACGTCCTGCAGCGACCCCTCGCTCAGCAGGTACGCCAACGCATCGCTGTCGAGACCCTTCGCCGTCAGCTGGTCGATCGCACTCTCAAGCGACCTCAAGCTGCCGATGTCGCCAGTCAGAGTCGAGAAGACATCCCCCTTGCCGGCCTTCATGCGGTCAGCCGCAGACATCCACACCGAGGAGTCCGTCTTGCCGAACAGGTCCGAGTTGTAGTTCGACGAGATCGAGTCCCGAACCGACTGCGCCTGATCGAGCAACGCCTGCCGCTTCGACGTCTCCTTCTCGACCACCTTCGTCGAGGCTGCGATCGCCTTGTTCCACTGACGAAGCGTCGTCGGGAACTTCATGTCCAGGTCGTCACGGATGTACGACGACAAGCCCGACGGGTACCTACCGGCAGTACCGCCGTCTGCAAGGCGGCCGTCGTTGATGGCCTTCAGCAGACCGCGGTGGCGGTCTGCCTGCCCGTGCCGGTTCGACACGACTTCTTCGCCGTCCGCGAGCAGGTACAGGTGCCGGTCGGCGTACGGGAGACCTGTCTTCGGGACCGTGGTCCCGTCAGCCGATTCGCCGAGGTTGCCCAGGATGTCGAACTTGCCCGAAGGCTTGTCCACGTTCAGCCCGACGTGGATAGTCCGCTTCTTGCGCACGAACCCGTCCAGGGCGACGCTGAACGTCGCAAGCTTGCGCTCGGCAGCAACCTTGTTCAGGTCGATCTTCGCCACGCCCTTGGCCTGATTGACGAGTCCCACCTGGTCCGCGAAAGCCTTCGCCGCGGCGCGGGACTTCCCAGCCGCGATCTGAGCCTTGATGAAGTCATCCCGCGCCTGGTCCATGAAGGTGAACTTCTCTTGGCCAGTGAGAGTCTTCGAGAGCTCCAACGCTTCCTTCGCGATCCGAGTCAAACCATCCCGGTTAGCTCGACCCTTCTCGGTATTGATGTCCAGGGTTCGACCGTTGTCCTTCAAGCCCTTGGTGAAGTCATCGACTGCGGCGGCATAGCTAGTTGCTGCATCGAACGAGTTGATCGCGTTGTACGCGCGCTCCAGGCTTGCGGTGAACTGGTCGACGGACATGGAGGCCGTGTCGATGCCGGCGGCGGTGGCCTTGAACCCAGCCGCGAGGAGGTCTGCCTGAGCGTTCGCGCGCGCCAGGTTGGTGCCGGTGTTGATCCGGTCGATCTTCTCCTGCGCCCGGTCCGCGGCGGTCTCGACACCGCCGAGGCTGCTGATCCACCCGCCGACGACGGGGATGAAGGTCGCCTTGCTGCGCCAGTCGCCGTTGAAGATGTCGGAGAGGGTGTCGCCCAGTCCGTCGTGGTGCTGGGCGTCGTCGAGCTCCTTGTTCGCTGCAGCGAGCTGTGCCTGGAGGGTGTCGAGGTTCCCTGAGGTGATCGCGCGGTCGATCTCGCGCAGGGAAGCGGCGAAGCTGTCGCTGCTGGCCTTGGCATCGAGGAGGAACCCAGCACCGGCGCCGAGCGCGGCACCCCAGGGGCCTGCCATGGTCCCGGCCAGTGCGAGGCTGACGGTGTTGGTGAGGCCGATCTTGTCCGCGGCGCCTGTGCTGGCCACGGCTAGACCCGCGAGCGGGGCGACGGATCGGCCAGCGGTTGCCCCGAACGTGCGGACGCTCTCGCGGGCCTTCAACGTCTCGTCGGAGGCGTACTTCGAGGACTGCCCAACGCGGTACGCCACGGTCCCGAACTGCTGCATGGTCGGGATCTGACTCTTCAGGGTGGACCCGGAGAACCCGCCCTCGGGGAGGTACTTCTGGCCCAGGGCGCTGGCCTGGAGGCTTGCGGTGACCTTCAGTGCCCGGTTGTACAGCGAGAGCGCTGCGAGGCCGGCGAAGATCGGGGTCCCAAGGTCGGAGTCCGCGATCGCCGAGAGGACGTTCGCGACGGCCTCCAACCCCTGGAGCACCGGACCGCCGAGCGGGGCAGCCGCTTCGACGATCTGCAGCGCGGCGTCGCCGAGCGCACCGAGGGTGTCAGCAACCTGGGGGCCGGTCTCTTCGACGTAGGCGAGGAACTCGGCGAACCCTTCGGTCTGGCCGAGCCCGTTTGCCCACCGGTCCAGGTCAGCAGTCGCCTCGATCAGCCACCGCGAGAAGTCCTGGTTCAGTGGGGTCGTGGACATCCCCAGCCCGGCGAGCGCGTGGGCGGTGTTCCCGGCCGCGGTCGCGAAGTCGGCCAACGCCGACGGGCCCTCGACTGCGACGAAGTCCAGGAACGGTGCCCACCGATCCGACCCCAGCGACTGGCCGGCGTCTCCGGCGATGGTGCCGAGTTCGGTGGAGATGGCCGACACGATCCGCTCGACCCGCGGCAGGGCACCTTCGAGGCCGTCGAGGCCCTCGGTCAGCCCGGGGAACAGGCCAGTCGCGGCAAGGTCGCGTAGTTCCTTGAGCTCGGGGACCATGCTGCGGAGCTCCCGGACGAACCGGCGAGCCTCGGGCGAGATCTGCGCCATGGCCTCACGTGCCGCGGTGAGGTTCGCGGTGGTCGGCTCGAGCGCAGCCTTGTTGACGGCCTTCAGTGCGTCCCCGACGCCCTGGAACGCCAGGACTGCGGTCCCGGCGCCGAAGGCAGCGAACCCGAGGGCTGAGGCCAGGCCGGTGACCGCCGGGACAGCGACCGCTCCGATCGGGACGAACGCTGGCCCGAGGATCGCAGCGACCTCGGCGAGGATCCGAAGCCGCCCGGAGAGTCGGTCGATATCCTTCTCGGTACGGCGCGACGTCTTCCCGACGCCGTCGACGTCCCGATCGAGATCGCGGGTCGCCTTCGATGACTGGACGGCCTCGTGCGAGAGCCCGTCGAGGCGCTTGTTCAGGAGCTCGGTCGCGGCGGCGGCCCGGATGATCGGTGCGGTGAACTGGTCCTCGAGTTCCAGCACCACACGCTCACGACGAGTCGCCATTCGGGTCACCTCCTTCGCCGTCAGATGAGTCGTGGTTGCCGAACACGCGGCGTGCGTTGAGGAAGTCGTCCGTGGGGTTCAGGTCGACCTCTGCGACGGAGATGTCGACGCCGTCGAGGTAGTGGAAAGGGGTCGCCGGTGTGGCCTCGGCCGACCAGTTCCTGAAGTCCCCGTTGTGGAACGGCCGCTCCTTGTGCAGTGCCTCGTAGCGGCGCTTCGCAGCGGCCTCGTTCATCGCCGCGAAGCAGACCTCCCGTTGCGGGTACCAGTCCTTGTGTGGGTCCGAACAGACGTCACGCTGGTTCCCGCAGGTGTGCTGGGTGGCCTTGTGCTGCCACTCCGAGACCCAGAGGTCCTGCTGGTCCTCGGGCAGGTCGTAGAACGCGGAGAGGCTGCTCAGGCCAACCGAGCGGGCGAGGTGGAGGTCTCGTCGGACGTCGGCGCGAGATGCGACGAGAGCCGCACTTTTGGGTCCGGCCCCGGGCTCTGGTTCAGGTTCACCGCCGCCGCGTACAGCTTGGAGAAGTCGCCGTCCGAGACGCTGTCGGTGAGCTCCACGATGTCGGTCGGCGGCACGTAGGTGCGCTCCACGACCTGGTCCAGGATCACCTTCCGGGCCTCGTCGTCATCACCGATCCGGCCAAGGTGCATCGAGACCGGAACCAGGTCGTCCCCGAAGGTCTCCCGGTTGAAGCCCTTCGCGGCATCCTCCGGGTGTGGTGTCGGGGGCCCGTCCTCGTTCTCGACCATCCGAGGCGGGTGGGCGTTCAGCAACACCCGGTACGCCTTCCGAGCCAGCGCGGTCAGCGTGACCTTCTCGGCACGTTCGGTGGCCTCGTCCATGAACTCGTCGAACGACGTCGTCGACTTCGTCAGGTTGGGGTCCTCCGCGTCCCCGACGCGCGCGGGTGCAGCGGACTTGACGGCCTTCTCGACGGCCTGAGCCTTCTCGGTCATCGGGTCCAGGTCGTCGCCCTGGAACAGGATCACGGTGGTCGTGCGGGGCTTGATCGCGCCCATGGATTCTCCTTCGACAGGTCGACAGGGATGGTCGACAGAAGGGCGTGGAGCCCCTGGGGCGTCGGCTGTCGAACCCGACGCCCCAGGGAGACGAATCAGGCCGTGATCGCGACCTTGAACGCCGGCGGTGCGGTGATCGCGAACGTCGAGGAGAACCCGACCTCCGCGGCCTCGCCGTCGCCCTGGACGATCGGGAACGGCGGGCCGAACTCGACCGGGAACGCGGACACGAACTGGCCCACGGCGAAGTCGGTCGCGACGAGGATCCCGAGGCGGCGGACCAGGAACCCGGCCGTGCCCTCGGGGAACTTCTCCCACGCCTTGACCCCGTTGGACAGGGCTGCACCCTGCTCGTCGAACGCGGCGAGCATCTCGCCGCCGCCGTAGGTGGTCGTCCCGATCTGCTGGAACGTGGTCGTGTCGCAGATCCGGCGCTCGCGGTCGACGAGGTTGGTGTTCTTCGACGGCTTCGTGGTCGAAGCGAACAGCATGCAGGACACGTCGAGTCCGGTCGCGGCGTTGATCTCCGCGATCGCCGGGGTCGGCAGGTTCGCGATCGCGGGGACCCACAGCCACTTCTCGCGGCCGTACGCCTTGGTCGAGGTCGGGCGAATCGGTGCGGCCATCAGTTGGCCTCCTTCTCGGGCGTGGCCTTCTGGCCGGACGAAGCGGAGGCAGGACTGCCGCCGCTGGCGTTGCTCGACAGGGACTCGGGGGATCGGTAGTACTTCGGCGGAAGCGGCGACCCGTCGGTGTGGACGGCGTCCTTCTTCAGGCGCTCGTGGACCTCGGAGCTGAGGGTCGAAGCGACGATGGAGTACTCGTGCTTCGTCTCTCGGTCCTTGACGCGGATGTAATCGGGCATGGCAGAACTCCCTTGCGGGTCGGGTGCGGAGAGGTGGGACCGGGCCAGAGCGGGCCGGTCAGAGGGTGTAGGTGAAGGCGTCGAGGCCGGTGAAGTAGCCGCCGTCATCTGGGGCGATGACCTCGGACGTCTCGAACAGCGGTCCGGTTGTGAGCTCGCCGGCGACCATGAGCGGGACGTCCTCGAGCGCGGTCGTGCACTTCGACTGCATCAGCCGGGCGTCGCTGACCCGCTTCGCGACGTAGCGGGCTGTGATCCGCCACCCGGTTGTTCCGGTCGTGCCGTCCTCACGGATCTCGCCGCCGAAGCGGCGCGTCACGGAAACCTCGACGTACTCGGCCGGGCGGGGCGATGGGACGTCGTCGAAGTCGTAGGCGTACCGGGGCTTGGTGCCCGGGTTCAGCGCAGCGTTCAAGACCGCGAGCACGGCTGTCGCGTGCTGCTCTGGGGTGGCGATCACCAGAACCACCGATCAGGGAGCTCGCCGACCTCGTGCGCGAAGGTCGCACCGATCAGGTCCGCCGAGCGGGCCAGATCCAGGTGTGGCTTCTGGTTCCGGGACCCGTACTCGAACGACATGTCGCCCTGGGCCTTCGACGCGTCAGGCCCGTACTCACCCGAGATCAGCCCGCCACCGGTCAGCGCCGACAGCGTCCCGTGCATCTCCGTGGAGAATGCCCGGTCGTAGAGCTTGCCGTGGGCCCCTGAGGACCGTCGGGCGAAGTCCCGAGCGACCGAGTTGCCGACCTTGAGGCCCTCACGGACCGTGCGGACCATGTCCTTGGCCGCGGTGACCGGGATCGAGGCCAGGTCGGATGCGAGGTCATCGATGCTGTGACGTACGCGGACCTGCATGCCAACCTCCCAGGGGTATCCTCAGAGTGAGTGGTCTGCGGTGTTGGCAACGGCAGACCAAAGCTGCTGACCTAGTTGTGTGGAGCGGTCCAACGTCAGTGAGGTGCCGCAGTTCGGGTTCGACTCCCGAGCGCAGACCACTCAGTCGGTCACCTCAACTACGTCCAAACGGCGCGCGGTAGCGAACGACTTCGCCGGAACCTCGACCACCAGGTAGCGGCGCCCCAGCAGCGCCGGGTCATCCGCGCACCCGACTGAAGTGACCTCGTACTCCCAACCGTGGCCACGCTGCCGGCCAGGCTTCGGGATCGCAGCTGAGATCGGGACGTGAAGGCCGGCCTCCAGGACCGGGCGTTCGACGTCACCGATCCGGAGGTACCGGGTCGCGGTGTCCCGGCCCTGCGCAGAACCAGACTGGATCTTCCCGCGCACCTGGCCCATGTCTTCGTAGTCGGGGACCTCGTACCCGTCAGGATCTTGAGTGAACGTCCCCGTTGGCCTGAACAGGGTCAGGCACAGCGTCATGAGGGACTCGGCGTCGGCTTGGTGCTCGGCGAGCTCGGCCGCGGTGAACATCTCAGAACCCCTGCCGGACGCGGATCGTGCCGTACCGCTTCCGACGGCGGGTGGTCCCGCCGAGCCGTGCGGCCTCTTCGGGGGTGAGGTAGATACCGGCCCGGGCGCCCTGCTCGGAGTACCGCTCGGTCCGGGAGGCGTCGTCGACCGACCGGGTCCAGGACTGCAACCCCTTCGGGTTCCGCGACGCCCGTGCGCCGACTTCGAACGCGATCGCGCGCACCCACGCCGGGACCGGCTCGACCGGGTTCTTCCACGCCTCGGTGACGACCCCGTTCACCAGCACGGCGTAGGTGCGTGCGTCCGCAGCCGAGGGTGACCCTGCACCGGGGTAGGAGGCGAGTTCGGGACCAGTGATGATCTGGATCGGGTCACTCATCCTGCTCGCCTCCTACCGCCGGTGGTGGGGTCAGTTGCCGGTGTCGGACTGGGCGACGTCGTCGGCCTGGAGCGCGGCCACGAGGTCGGCCACGTGGCCCTTGCCCTCGACCACGATCAGGTCGTCGTCCTCACGCCCCTGGTTCCGCTTCTCGACCTCGGCCTGCAGCTCGCCCTTCTTCAGCGCGCTGTAGTCCGGGGTCGGGGCGGCCGGAGGTGCACCGGCGCCGTGGTTGTCGTTCCCGGAGCCGTCCGCGCCGTCGTCGGTACCGTCGTCGTCGGTACCGGCAGCCGGATCGGCCGGCTCGACCGGGGCCGCGGGAGGCGTGGCCGGTACGACGGGCGTGGCTGCCGGTTCGGGCGTCGCAGGGGTCTCCTGGACGGCCTCGCCGTTGGCGGCGACGAGGTCCTCGGCCTGGACCAGGTCCTTGGCCCAGTCCGGGACCGGCTTCCCGGCGACCAGGGCGGTCGGGATGTCGGTGTCCGGGTGTCGACGCACCACGGTGTACCGCATCACCCGGGCGCTCATGCGAGCACCTGGATCGCCATCGACGCGTTCGGGTTCGCCAGGACGGGCTCACCGATCGAGTCACCCTCGACCTCGACGGACGAGCCGACCTTCTCGTCCTTGAAGACGCCGCAGACGATGCCCGGCTGCTCGTCGGGCTCGATGCCCCACGACGCGAACCCGGACGAGACCGTCTTGCCCCAGTAGGTGGCCCCGAGGATCGTGCCCTCCTCGTTCTCGACGTCCGTCGGCTCCGGGAGGAAGTAGATCTTCTTCGGGTCCAGGACCCGGGTCGCGACCCCTTCGACCTGGTAGGTCCGCTCGTACACCTCGTACTCCGGGATCCCGGCGCCGTCGGAGTACGACTGGACCTCCGAGGTCAGCGGCGGACGCGACGCGGAGGCCCCGACGAGGGTCTTGAACTGGTTGCCGGCCGCGTACGCGTTGTACGCCGCACGGGAACCGAAGACCACACGGCCCGGCGCCTCGTCGTTGTTGAACGACCGGTAGACGTCGATCCAGGTGTTCACCGCCGCGAGACGGTCGATGGCCGGGTCGGACCACCACTGGCCAGCGCCGGCCGCGATCGACAGCGCCACGTTGCGGCCGAAGTCGTCGAGGATCCAGAAGTTGTCGGCGTCGACGACAACCTTGCCCTGGTCGATCGCGATGCCCCGGGTCAGCTCCTGGCGCATCGAGATGGCCTGGACGTTCCGGCGGATCGCCGACTCGATGCTCTTCTTGACCCGGTCGTCGGAGAGACGAGCCAGCTCCTTCTGAGTGATCTCGTCGATCGGCTCGCTCCGGGCGATCGAGGGCAGGTCGATGGTCTTCGCCTGCGGGACCTGACCCTTCCCGATCTCGGGGCGAGCGTTGAACGCCCGGTAACGGGCCGCGTCCACCAGGCCGGTCTGGCCCGGGAAGAACTTCACGTGGTCGCTGTCGACGAACACGTTCGGAAGGAACCGGGCGAGAGTGCCGCCGCGGCTCTGCTCGACGAGGTACTGCTCGTCGCGCGCGATACCCGTCGCCTCGACGGGGTCAATCAGGTCAGTCCAAAGCGGCATGACGGATCAGCTCCCGAAGAAGAAGCGCGGCTGGACCGCGGTGGTGGGGACGGTGAAAGCGACCGGCAGCTTGACGGTCTTGATGTTTCCGCGGGTGATCACGGCGACGTTGACGTCCTCGACGCCGTCGGTCTTGTGGTCACCCTTGAGGAACCCGAGCACGGCGCCGGAGACGTCGGCCCAGGGGCGGATGTCATCGAGGTCGTCAATGCGGACGGGCAGACCGGACGGCAGGAAGCCGTTCGGGAAGTGCGTGCCGGCGGTGAAGTCCGAGATGTCGATGACACCGGTGATGGCCTCGTCGAGGCCGTCGGTGTTACGCATCCAGGAGAAGTCACCGGTGCCGTACTGCGTGGTCTTGAGACCGGGCATGATGGTGTCCTTTCGGGACGGGTGGATGGGCTACTTGTTCTTCGCCTCGCGTGCAGCGCGACGGGCTTCCTGGACGGCCTTGACGGACTGCTGCCCGCCGCCTCCGCCCTCGGTGCGGCTTCCGCCGCCGAAGTCGCGCTTGCGCTGCTCGGTGCCGCCCGTGCCGGGCTTGGTGAACTTCTTCGCGAAGTTCGTGATCTTGGTCGTGTCGACCCCGTCGTCGGTGATGAAGGCCGCGACGTTGAATCCGGTCACGAGCTCTTCGACCTCGGTGTCCGGCATGTCGCTGGACTCGAGTGCTCCACGGAAGAGTGCCGTGGCGGTCTTGATCCGCTCGGAGGCGATCGCCTCCTGCTTGCCCTCCTCCTTGGCGGCCGCGATGGCCTGCTCGGAGGGAGTCATCTGCTCGCGCTTGATCTTCGCGAGCTCCTCGAGGTCGGCCTTGACCTGCTCGTCGGTGCGATCGCCGACGACGCTCTTGTACCGGGACTCGTGCTTCTTCGAGTGGTACCGGTGGTAGGCCGCCTGCTGCGCGTCGGTCATCTCCGCGACTCGGGTGTCCTTGGGGTACCCGAGGTCCTTCCCGTCGGCGTCGAGCGCGTTCTTCGACTCCGCGGCCCGCTTCTCAGCGGCAGCCTTCTCCTCGGCCGCAGCCTTGTCGGCGGCAGCTTTCTCCTCGGCGGCCTTCGCCGCAGCGTCGTCGTCGGGACCCTCCATGAACCACCCACCGAAGCGGGACCGGTTCCGGGCGAAGGTCGCGTCGAGGAACGCGGCGTGGGCAGGGGTCAGCACGGACTTGTTCATGCGGGGGTGCTCCTTGTCGGAAAGGCATCGACCATGACGGTCTGGACATGCGAAACGCCCCAGACGTGACGTCAGGGGCGTTCAGGTGGTGCGTCTGAGGTTCCTAGTACGGACGCTGTTGCGGTGGAGCGTCGTGGCGACGTTCCAAGGACAGGCGGTGCCGGCTAGGAGGCGGCGGAGATCCCGTGGGACTCGAGCTCGGTCGCGGTGGGTGCGTCGGTGATCCCGACGTCACGCCGCAAGATGGTGCGGACCTGGCTGATGAGGTCGTTCAGAGCGGCCGGGGTGGTGGCGGTGAGGTCGATCGCGAGCTCTTGGCCGGGGTAGACCTCGGCGGGCTCGATGAGCAGCTCACCGGAGCCGAGACCGAGGGGCTGGAGGGCAGCACGGACCCGGTCCTGCACGGAACCGTCCGTCAGGACGAGAGTCTCCTCAGCGCCTGCCATGCCACCATCCTACGCTCGTGCGGTCCCCGAGGATCACGATCACCTCGACGAGTTCCTCCCCGTACACACCGAGGGCCTTCCGGATCCCGCGTGCTGCCGCACCAGGTTCCACACCCTGTCGGCGGCCGTCGATGATGATCCTCTTGGACTGCCCCCGTGCGCTCCGGATGGCGTTGTAGATCGCCGTCTCGGTGCCTACCGACTTGAGCGTCTTGATCTCCACGGTGACCGCAACGCCATCGAGGACCGAGTCCGGAGTTCGGATGTCCTGGACCTGGCGTACCGACCGGACGTTGCTCACGCCCCGGCGTGCCAGCCAGTCGACGACCGACTGCTCGCCCTCGTCGAAGTACTCGTACGGGTCGTCGCCCGCCAGCAGCCCGCGCTGCTCGAGGTCGGCGTAGGAGACGACCGGGTTCAGCGCCGGATCACGGATCAGCTGACGGGAGAACACCACCGACTCGTCAACGGGCAGATGACGCGACCCGTCGTCCTCCGGAACACCGGTTGCGCTCCTGGCCGGCGGGCGACCGTCTCCGCCGCCGCTGCCCTTCTCGGCAAGGTCCTTCGGCCCGGTGAACTTCTGCCCCTTGACCGTGAGGACCGGACCTAGCTCGCCATGCTCGTGGACCTGGACCCGGACGTTCGAGAGCGCCGACTTTCCGGTCTCCCCAGCCTCGGCGTACGCCGCGTTCCGGTCCTCCTCGTTCAGACCCTTCGCCGGGTCGACGCCGCCGATGATCGGCATCGTGAGGCACTTGCAGCGGACGTGGATCGGGAGGAGCTGCCCGATCGTGTAGACCTGCAGCGACGCCGCCAGACACAGCCCACAGGACCCGGTGACCGAGAGCTCCGGGCGCAGGATCCGCCGGTACCGTTCGACGTCGAGCTCGGCCATCGCGTCGGCCTGCGCCTGCCGGGCGGCGAGCATCAGGTCGGCCTCGATGAGGCTCATCTCCCGGGCCATGGCCGCAGCGATCGCCGCCGTGTCGTCCTGGGTCTTCGCGTAGTCGACCCGGTACGCCTTCGCCGTACGTGAGTGCACGGCCACCGGGTCGGCGCCGTTGCGGATCTCCGGGGTTACGATCCGCGGGATCTTCACGCCACGGGTGTCGGCCAGGATCGCGGTCATCTCGCCGAGGTACTGCGCCATCAGCTGGGTGACGACGTCCTGGGCGTTCCGGGAGACCTCCGCGGCCAACGCTGCCTGTGCGGCCACGGCGGCCGGGGTGTACCAGCTCGCGAACCCGGCCCATACGTCCGCTGCCTGCTGGGCGGCAGCGTCGGTCAGGCCGGCGACCTGGGATGCGGTCTGCTCGACCCAGAACGCGGCAGCCGCACCAGCAGCAGCCTCGTCGACCGTGGCCATACTCAGCCGCCGGCGGGAGCAGCGCGCCGCTCAGCAGCAGCCTTGGCGGCCGCGTCGGAGAGCATGTCGCGCGAACGCTGCGGGCGGAGCCGGTCGACCACGTCGCCGGGGGAATACTGCATGACGTCGGTCATGATCGCCTCCCACGGGAGGACGCCGTTGACCTTCGAGACGGTCTCGCCGATCTCCTGGAGGCTGTGCAGCTGCGTCGGCCCCCAGATCACCTCGATCTGGGAGACGTCCGCGCGGTCGGTGTCGCCCTGGAACTCGAACGCCATCGCCATCGTCTCGGCCCACGACGCGTCAGCACGGTCCTGGCGGTCCCAGAGCTCGAAGGTGTGCTCTTCCTTCTGGGTCGAGGCGCCTTCGGCGGACCCGTTCGCTGCGTCCGGGGTGATCAGGTGCAGCGGCTTCGACGCAGTGAACGCGAGCCACTGGAGTTCGCCCTTGATCGACTCGGTCAGCTGCTGGGTGTTGGTCTCCTTCGACTCCCAGATCTCAGCACCCTTGGGCAGCTTCCACATCGCATCCGGAGCAGAAGTGAAGACCTGAGCCCACTCCTCGTCGGACATCTCCATCGGGTCAGCGGCCTCGTCGCCATCAGCCGACGGCGGCACCTCGTCGTCTTCCTCGGCCATGACGATGGCCCGTTGCCGGAACGCCTGGATCTTGCCGATCCACCACTCGTTGAACAACTTGTCGTTGATCCGGTCGAGAGTGTTCAGCTCGCCCTCGATCTCCGAGACGCCGTTCTTGTTCTGGAACCGGACCATCGCGACCTTGTTGCCCGGGATGTCGTCCCACCGGTCGTAGTCCCACTCCCACCGCGACGACAGCGCCCACCGGCGGCCGGTGAACAGCGTCGAGGTTGGCACGTCACACCGGGCGACATACAGCTCGCCCGGCAGGAACAGGTACGCGTAGTCAGCGTTCTCGATCTCGTCGCGGAACATCTTCAGCCCGGCCAGCGTCTCCCCGGTCGCCGGGTCGTGTGCGGTGATGCACTCCAACGGCGACTCCGAGGTGATCAACGACCACGCCCGGGTGTCATCCGGAGGAGTGACGATCGTGTACGCGTCACCCAGGCCGAGCATGTTGTCGTGGACCTCACGGGCCCGCAGCTTCAGCTTGTTGTGCCGCATCAGGTCCCGGGCCTTGAGGTCGCCAAGCTCGTCGTCGACCGCCGCGGTCCGGAAGTCCCGCAGCCCCATCCGGTTCGTCGTCGACGACACCAGCTTCGGAGCGATGTTCATCCGCCCCATCCGCAGGAACTGCCGGAACGGCGCCGACCACTCCGAGTGGATGTCTTCGCGCAGCGGCGGATCCCCGGCCAGGTAGTCCGCCAGCAGATCCAGACCGGGCCGGACCCGGTTCGGCTTCAAGCCATGGCGGGCGAACTTGTACTTGCCCCGGATCCCTGCCCGCCGCTCGTGGAGCTTGACTCCCAGCGTCAGCAGCCACCAGCCGGGGGAGTACGGCTCTTCGGTCTCGATCGACACGGGCCAGCCCCCTTTCCAGGTCAGTGGTTCAGCGGATCCGCCCGATCGCGGCCTTCTTCTTCCGCCGCGGCGGCTTCGCGTTCGCCTTCAACGCGGCCAGCCGGGCCTCCCACGACAAGATCGCCGCCATCTGGGCGTCGAACTTCCGGTCGGGGTGCAGCTTCTGCAGGATCCAGAGCCGGCGAGGTTCCTCACCCGCGGCGTGCTCGTCCTCGTCCCAGATCTTCAGGTATCGCCGACCCGCCGCGGCGTAGTGCTGGGCGAAGGTGGCCTCGTTCGGGTGGTCCTCGCTGAACGTGACCGCCTCGGACCCGAGAGCCTCGTTGTAGGACTTGATGGCCCTGGCCATCGGGACCTTCCGGATCGTCCACCACTCCTCGACGCACGGCCACCGACCAGCCCACGACCCCAACGTCTCAGTCCAGTGCGGCGGGTCCCCGTTGAACCTCCACACGTTGTGCGTCTTCATCAGCTGCTCGACCGACGCGGTGACTTCGTCCTCGTCGATCTCCCACGGCTGATCGTCGGGGAGATTCGCCGGACGCTCCCAGCACGCCCAGAGCTCTTGGCGGCCGGTCACGATGTCGGTGATCACGATCGCGGTCGAGTCCCGGAACCGGGCCCCGTCGAACCCGGCCGTCACGAACGAACCCGGCTTGATCCGGCCCTTCCGCAACAGGTCCTTGCGTCGGTTCGGGTCGAACGCCTGCTCCGAGGACCGGGTCCACCGGTTAAGCCAGACCCGCTCGAGGAAGTTCGTGTCCGCGTTCGGCTGATCCCACTGCGACGCGATGTCATCGAACTGGCCCGGCCCGTACTCACCGATCGGACCAGTCGCCTCGCTGATCGCTTCGATCCGCTGCTTCTTGTCCTTCAGCTCGTAGGTCCCGCCGGCGTGCCGGTAGAAGTAGAAGAGCCGCGGGTCCTCGATCTCGCCCCGGTCGATCGCCGTTGCCTCGGCGTGCAGGTCCTCCTGGACCGAGTTCTCACCCGGCTCACCGGCCGTCCCGACGTAGAACTCCCACGCATCCTCGAGCGGCCGCTTCGGGAGGTTGGCCCGCATCGTCCGCACGGCCTTCTTCTGCCGCGGCAACGTCAGCTGGTGAGGCTCGTCGACCGCCTGGAACGTGGTCCGTGCACCATCACGAGCGGACGGACTGTTCGACACCGGGACCGCGACCCCAGCCTCAGCACCCGTCGGCGACAGCCGCTGGACCCGCTCGTTCGACACATCGAAGAGGTCCGCGTCCGGGCCCTCGCGGATGATGTACATCAGCGCGCCGTACGCCAGCTCCTCGACCTGGTCGACCGTGACCGACAGGATCGGGATGTACGGCCGCTTCACCGGCCGCCCGACCGGCTGCCCGTACGCGTCGAACCCGTCGCACCGAACCGGAGCCTCCGGGTGCAGCTCGGTCGCGATCACCCACGCGAGCTTCTCGGTCTTCGACAACCCCTTGCGGCACGAGTACCCGCCACGCTTGAACCGGCGCCGGCCAGCCCACTGGTGACCCTGCGGGTAGATCTCGTACAGCGAGTACAACGCCGCACGAATGTCGACGTCGAGCACCGCAGGTTCGCCCTCGATCGACCCCGGCCCGAAGATCATCCGCTCTTCGATGAAGTCGCACACCGAAGGACCGAGCGTCGGCCACGGGGCGTCCGGATCGAACTTCGGGACGACGAGGGTCGCCACGAGCTGGTCCCGCTACGCCGAAGAGACCAGGTGCAGCCGCGGATCCGGCTGGCCGGCCGCCGGCTTCGGCGCTGCCGGCCGGTCCGACTTCCGACGCTTCTCGCCCCGGGCCCGCGCCTCGTCCGCAGTCTCGATCGTCCACTCCAGACGACGACGCGCGTACGGCGACAACCCCAGGTCGACCCGCTGCAACCGGTACTCGGTCGCCGCTTCCTTGCGAGCCTTCGCCGTGTCCGCAGTCCAGATGTCGTTGTAGATCAACGCCAGCACCAGCATGTTGTGCTCGTCGGAGTCGTCCCACTCCATCGCCATCGGCGAGGTCCACGCGTCGAACCACCACGCGGTCGTCTGCGGATGCCAGTCACCCTCGAGCGCGAAGCCCTCTTCGTCGTACCCGGCGACGAACTTCGGCATGCACGGGACCTCGCGGTCGGTCGCGACGAGCCGCTCGACGAGCTCGGCCTTCGCGCCCTTCTTCGAGATCTGCTGGTCGGCCGGCCGGTCCATGTTCGCGACGTCGATCGCCTCACGCAGAACCGCGACCGTCATCGCCTCGAACTCCTCACGCGACGGCGCATCGGAGTCGACCCGGCGAAGGGTCGCAGCAGTGGTGGCGGTGTTCCGGCGCCGGCGAACCGACGGATCCTTCTTGCGAGCAGCCATGACGTGGACCTCCCGTGACGGGATGAGTGGGATGCCCGTGTCGGGCCGGGTGGTTTTCGCGCCGCGGCGACCACGGCTGGGCCCGTTCGAAAAGTCTGGGGAACCGTACGCGGCGGATTTCACAGCCGCCCTCGGTCCTCCACACGCGAGGCGGGGGAGGGGGTCCGAGGCGGGGTCTGGCTGCCGTTCTGCGGGCCTGGGGAGCGCCTCGGTGGGCTAGGGCACGCGCCCGGCGTTGGCTTGCTCCTGGGTGCGCCTGCGGTGGCAGTTGGAGCAGACTCCGCGGAGGTTCTTCGGGCTGTGGTCCTCGTTGCTACCGATGTGGTCCACCTCGGTCGAGGCGATGGTGCACGACACCCAGCCCTTGTTGGTGTGCCACTCACCTGGGTAGCGCAGCTTGCAGACTGGGTCGCGGTCGAGCATCCGCTTGGCCAGGCTGTTCCACCAGGGCGGGAGCGTGGCTCTGCGGTTGCTGCCTGCCCAGGGCTTGGGCTTGTGCTCGGCGCAGGGCATCGGCTCGTCGCACCCTGCCCGACCGCAACGCTGCAGAGCGCGAGGCATCAGTCTGGTGCCGACACCGTCAGGCCGTCGAGCAGCCACTCGGTGAGCCATCCCACAAGGTAGGCGTGGGGTTCGTCGTGAGAGCCGATCTGGTGACCGAGGTGCTCGAACAGCATCCCGGCGGCGTGGGCCGCTTCGTGGGCGGCGGTGTTGATCAACGAGCCTTGGGAGGTGTGCTGCTTCAGGTTGATCCAGACCACGATGTGGGGCTCGACAAGGCCGGGACCGTCAGGGTTCCAGGTCACGAACTGGGTGAAGCCGGCCGAACCTGGTGCCTTCTCGTCGAGGAACGGACGGAGCTTCCTCAGCTTGCTCCACTGCTTGGCGGTGGTCGTCCGGTAGACGTACGTCTCGTAGATGTCGAGGAGGTGGTGGCGCGCTCGGGACACTGCGATTCACCCCCTGGACGCACGAAACCGGCCTGTGTGGGTATGCGGTCGCCACCAGTCCGGTGATGTAACGCTAGCACTCAGGTCGTGGTTTGTCCGTCTCTATGGTCCGAGTCGCCAGGTCTGGTCGTAGTCGGCGTGGTCGGCGTAGATGGCTGCGAGGGCGCGGAGGTTGAGGCAGCCTTGCGGGTGCTCGGTCTCCATTCCGCAGCCGTCGCAGTAGCGAGCACGAATGGGGTGCATCGAGATGATCTGCCGTTTGGCTTCGCAATCGGCGAGCACGCGGGGCCGGATGCCTCGATACTGCGGCTTGAAGTCAGGACCCGGCCCGACGAACAGCGAGACGTTCGCGGCCTGCGCCTCATCATCGGATACCCGCGCCAGTAGGAACTCGATCAGGGTCATGAGTTAGGTTCCAGACGGACGCCGTGGTTGCTGTTGATGACGGTGCCGATCGGGTTGCCCTTGGCGTCGTAGACGACGCCGTTTGTGGCGTTGATCCGGTCCCACATCGCAGCCAGTGCAGCATTGCGGGTTGCCGCTTCGGCCTCGCGCTCACGTGCGATGCGTCGACGTTCTTCCTGCTCGGCTGCTTCTCGGTCCTTTCGCTTCTGCTCGGCGCGTTCGCGGGCAACCTGCTGGGCAGCCTCGTACAGCGCTGCGAGCTCTCCCTGAGCCCTGGTGAACTCGTCGAAGGTTCGTTTCCATCGGTCGACTTGGTCCGGTGATGCTTCGACCTCGTGCTCGCCGTCGGGTCGGATGGAGTAGACCGGGTACCACTCGTCGGCGTCGATCCTCGTCTTCATGCGGTCAGCCTTCCACGGTTTCGGGTTCGGGTGGTGAGGTGGAGTCGCCAGAGGTCGGGCCACCAGATCATGCGGCGCCGGGTGCCGAGCTCGCACCAGCCTTCGGTGATGTCGTCCAGGCTGGGGGACCAGACCCGTCGCAGGTCACCTCCGCAGAGGATTGGTTCGCCGTCTCGGTCGTAGCGGTACTGCTTGGTCGTCTTGTCCTTGAGGTGTCGGGGGCAGGCCGCATACTCGGCCGGGTCGTACTTCGCTCGGCAGAGCGTGCACTGGTCGGCCTTGTGCTCTGGCACCTTCAGCCACTGCCTGACCGATGCCTCGGGGCGTCCTTGGGCCTTCAGGGTCGCGATCGCCTCGCTGAGGACGACGAACTTCGCGGCGCCTTCGGAGCGGAGCTGCTTGGCGTGGGCTTCCTGGTACGCCTTGTCGTCGTACCGGGCCTTGCAGGCGGGGCACTTCCATCGGTCCATGGCGGGGTCGCTGGCCCAGACGGGTCGGGGCGGCGCGACGGTGTGGCACCACGGGTTCGGGCAGTGGTCGCCTTGGTGGTCGAGGGGGACCTCGGTCGAGCAGCTGATGCAGGACCAGGCGGCCGGTGCTCGTGGTGCGCGGACGCGGATCAGCTGGCGCGGGTTCTTCGTGCAGGTGGGTCGGTCGCAGACGACTCGGGTCCGGTCGGGTCGGCTTCCGGCGTGGAGGAGGTTCTCGAGGCGACGGCGGGCGGTGTTGATGTCCTCGGCGCAGGCGTTCCAGTTCGGTTCGTTGGTGTGGGCCCAGCCGAGTGCCCAGCGGATGAAGTTCGCCTCGGTCTCCAGGGTCGGGTGTTCGGGGCTGGCGGTGTCCCAGTGCTTGCGCCAGCGGTCGGACCAGTACCGGAGGGTCTGGAGCGGTGGTTCCCAGTCGTCGTCGTCGGTCTCGATGTCCCGCTCGATCTTGGTCGGGTTCAGGCCGGCGCGGAGGGCCGCGGCGATCGCGTTCTCCTCGGCGTCGTCGACCCACTCGGCGTGCGCTGTGGGGCTCGCTACGGATGCGAGGGCGACCATGGCGTACCCGCCGGGCATGAGGCGGTCGTTCGCGAGCTGGATCGCCTGGTGCGTCAGCGCGGCGGAGAGTTCCAGGATCTCGGTGAGGTCGCGGTTGACCTTGGTGACCGGGTCGGCGGGGGAGTTCTGGGTCATCGAGTGGCCTCCTGGTTGGCGAGTTCAAGTAGCACGTCGGCGTGGCAGGGCTGATCGAGCGGGCACCAGCAGACGAGATCCCGGCCAATGAGCTCAGTTCGTGCCATCTCCGGCGAGATGGGCATCGTGACGCTGGGGACGCCACGGAACCCGGCCATCCGCATCGACGGCGACAGGCTTCCAGTGAGCAGGCGCCGGAAGCAGTCGACGACCTCCGCTGGAGTCATGTATCGGACGGTGCACCGTGTGACGCGGCCGTCAGGGTGGAAGTAGTCGTGCCGGGATCCGTCTGCGCTGATCCGGCCTTCGTACTCCCACGGCGCGGTGGGGTCGGTTGCCCCGGGGACGCGGGCCAGGCCGGTGTGGTGACGGAGCTTGAACGGGTTACCCCACTTCGTGCCGCGTCCGACGTAGACAGCACCTTCGGGCATCTTCCAGCCCTTCTCTCGGCGGCGCTGGATTCGTTTCGGGGTGCTCACGGTGCCTCCAGGAGGAGTTGCTGGCGGATCAGGGACTCAAGGTCGTGTCCGGGAGTCCAGAGCCCGAGGCGGCCGGTCGCCGGGATCGGGGTCGGAAGCGGGCGGGGGTTCTCCAGCACCAGGTGCACGAGCTCGCGCCTGGTCTTCCCGCCGTGCTCCTCGTAGGACTGCTCGGCCCACGGGGAGTCGCAGCATGCGGCGTTGGTCGGCTGGCCGGGGTGTTCGGGTTCCCCCTCGGGCAAGGCCCGGTGCACGTCGACGAGATCGACGACGCCGATGATGCCGCCGAGCGGGACGGTCGGCTCGTGGCGCCACGGACGGCCCGCGTAGGAGTAGACCGCCGGCGACTCGGAGTCGACCTTCATTGCAGAGTCGAGCACGAGCTGGCTTTCTAGGCCGCGCTCGCTGACCCTGGCGCCGGCGTGGATCGCGAGGAGACCCCGGTAGGTCCATGCTTGGGTGCGGTTCTCGACGTCCTTGCCGCCGTGGATGATGGCCCACGCCCACGGCTGCTGTACCGTCAACGCCTTCATGCTGCCCTCCCGCGGTAGTTGATGGTGATCGGGACGATCAGGTGGCCGTCGCGCATGTGCACGCCGCGGCGGCGGCAGAGAGCGCAGATCCGGTCCTTGTGCCTGGTGCGGCGTGACTTGGTGAACGGGGTGTTCGTGACGGTCTCGTCCCAGCAGGCCAGGCAGGGGTGGGTGCGGCGGCTCATCGGGGTGCGTCCAGCTGTTCGGCCTTCGCGATGGCCTGTTCGGCCTCCTTCTTCAGGCGGGCGGCCTCGTTCAGCTCGTCCTGTCGCTCCGACGCTTCGGCGAGGGACTCGTACCAGCGCTTGTCCGGCATCGCGGCGTCCGGGTCGGGCATCAGGACCCGGGGGTCAACGCCCGTGATCAGGGTGACGTCGGCGAGCTCGGCCAGCTTCTTGACGGTCTTGCTGACGTTGATGGTGTTGTCGTCTTCGCGGTCGAGCACGAACATTCGCTCGCGCTTCCCGTTCAGGAACAGCGAGCAGTAGCCGAGGCTGGTGTTGCTGACGAGAAGGATCCGCTCGGCGTCGGTCGGGATGGTGGTGGGGCGCTTCGAGTGGACGGGGCAGGGCAGCGATGGGTAGCCCAGGCACGGGATGCACGTGGTCATGCGGACTCCTCGAGGGTGATGGGTGGCTGCTCGGTGTCGCCGGCGGCGTTGTTGCAGTCGGTGCACTCGGTTCGGAGGTTGGTGTGGTGGTCGGACCCGCCGCGGCTGTAGGGGATCGGGTGGTGGCCGAGGGTGAGCTGCTCCTGGTCGCGGCAGTCGCAGAGGACGCAGGCCCAGCCGTCGCGGTTGTAGACGTAGGCGCGGGTGCGCTTGGGGATCTTGATCCGGGACAGGGGCCGGAACTGGCCGGCGAACACGGACCCGCGGATGTCTTGTTCGGCGAACTTGACCTGGTCGCGGGTGAGACCGGTCAGGGTGATCGCGCGGTTTCGGTTGTAGTAGCGGCCGAGGTTCCCGGTGCCCCGGATGTCCTCGAGGAGGGTCAGGGCGGTGTCGGTCAGGGACGTGGCGGGGGTGGTGTCTTCGAAGGATCGGGGGCGGAGGCGGCGCTTCTTGGCCCAGGTCAGGCTCATGCGTTCTCCAGGGTTGCGGCGGCGATCCGTGCTCCGAGGAGGGCACGGTCGGCGAGGTCGGGGCGTTTCCGGATGAGGTTCACGAGCCGTGGGGTTTCCATGAGCTCGGTCAGGGACCAGGCCGCGGCCCGGGTCTTGGGGAGCGGGTTCGCGTTGGGCTTGGTCCGGGGGTGGGTGCGGTGTCCGCACCTGGTGCAGCTCATCGGAACTCGTTCTCGGTGCGGCGCCGGTAGGGGCGGGCGGGTTTCATCACGATGTTGTCCCAGGTCTCGGTGCCGTTCTTTCCCGTGCCGGTGTAGGCGAACTCGTAGCGGATGATCCGGTTCGTGACGGGGTCGCGGGTGATCTGACCGGGCCGTACGTCGAGGTATCGGCGCATGGATTGCAGGTCGCGGAGGATCTCGGTCGCGACTTCCTCGACGGTGCCCTTCGCGATCGACGCCTCGGGGGTGTTCGTGCCGCGTTGGATGCGGAGGTGGATCACGTGGGTCAGGATCGGGTCCGGCAGCCGGAACGTCTCGGTCGGGAGGGCGGTCATCGGCGGGACCGTCCCTTCGTGCGGCGCCGGATGGCTTGTACGAACTTGGTGGTGTCGACCGTGAGGTTCACCAGCACCATTCCGGGGTGGGCGACGCGCCGGCGGCCCTGAGGGATCGACGCGCGGGCGGCTTCGGGTGCACCGCAGCGCATGGCGTCCGGGCCGACTTCCCAGTCGGAGATCGCGTCGTTGATTTGGTCGAGTACTTCCTTGGTGCTCACGGGGTTGCCTCCTGGGGTTGCCTGGTCGGGTAGCCAGCTGCGGCGCGGGCCTTGTCGGCGGGGGTGAGGTCGGCCGGGATGTCGGGGTCGGGTGGTGGGCCGTCGTGCTCGCCGTAGCCGACGGCGTACTCGGTCTTGTGGACCCGGCAGTACGGCTCCGCGAGCTCGTCGGGGTGATCCCGGCACCTCGTGGGGTCCTTCGGCACCGTGGTGGCGGGCTTCGGGAGGAACGGCCGCGTGATCGCGGCCGGGGTCTTCGCGTCCGGGTCCGAGGCGTGCGCGACGACGATCTCGATCGCGGTCATCAGATGCATGCCCGTCAGCTCGCGGGTGAAGACCGTGTGGATGCCCTGCCGGTCCCAGGTTCCGCAGCCGTAGGTGTCTTCCCGGATCCGGCACGCCAGGTGCACGAGAGCGGAGATGTCGCGGTCGTTGACGGCCATCAGGCTCCTCCGAGGATCAGGCGGAGGCGGGGCAGGACCTCGACGGGTGCGCCTTCGCCTTCGGGTGGCGGGGTCCAGTCCGGGTCGAGCTTCTTCCAGGTGTGCTCCCAGTCGATCTCGGGGATGTGTCGGGCGAGTACTCCGCCGGCGTTCGCGGCCGGGATCGTGATCTCCTCGACCTGGCCGATCGCGTCTCGGTTGGCGCGTACCCGGTCGTTGAACCAGTCGCGGTGTCGGCGGCACGCGGCGAGCCACTGCTTGCGGCCGGTCGTGGGGTCGGTCATCAGACCGCGGATGCTCCCGGACTGGTTGCAGGGTCCTTCGCGGCGGATCATCGGTGCACCGCAGCGACGGCCCGGGTTGGTCAGCTCTGCGTCACGGATCGCGTCGTAGCGGCGGATGTCCTTGCGCAGGACCTCCTTCAGCTTCCAGTTGCCGCGGGTCGGGCCCCAGGCCCGTTCGGCGTAGTCCGACCACTTCCGGGTGCTCTTGGGCTTCCGGTTGCCGCGGGTCGGGAGCTTGACGATGTTCGGGTCCGGGTCGGGGGCGGTCTCGTCGGCGACGATCTTCAGGACTGCGTAGTCGAGCAGCGATACCCCGAGGGCGAGGAGATCACCGGTGCAGTCCGGGTCGGCGAGCATCGCCGCGATCCGGGTTTGGTAGGTCCGCAGCTGGCTGTAGGTCCGGGTCGGGGCGGTCATCAACGACCACCTCCGAGCATCGCCGCGGAGCGGCTCATCCATCCCGCTCGCGGGTAGCAAAAGTGACGATGGATGCGGGCTTCGCCCGAGCGCTCTCCGGGAACTAGGGAACAAGGGGGTAGGGGAGTTGGGGTCCGCATTGGTGATTGGTTCGTCAATGGCATTCGGGATCGCATTAGGGGTCACTTCCCGGATGCCAGAGGGAACGGGATGGTCGATGACAACGCCGTGATCGTGGCGAACTCGGCGGGGTACAACTCGTCCAATCCCGCCCAGCCTGGGGCTTTCGGGCGCTCGGCGTAGAGGCGGCCGAGCTCGGTGTGGATGGCGGATCGGAGGCTGGTGGAGACGATCTTGACCATCGCGCGGCCCATTGCCTTGCCCATGTTGCGTCGGTCGAGGAGCCCGTCGTGCCTCACGTAGGTCCGGACGAGGAGCTCTTCGGTGCCTCGGTCGACGACGACGAACCGATTTCGTTCGAGAACCTTGATCGCGGCGTCGATTTTGGTGGCGGTGGAGTCCTTCGCGAGGGCGGCTAGGCGGCCCGGTCGGAAGTCCAATCTGCCGGCGTAGGAGAGCTCTTCTTGGGACACCACGGTGAGGTAGGCGTGCTGGGCGGACGCGGGGAGCGCACGGAAGTCCTCGTCGCGCCAGATCGCGGTCAGGATGCGTGCGTGGTCGCGGGCCATCAGGGGGTCTCCTTCGTGGTGGTGTTGGCGTCCAGGAGTGCCTGGGCGAGGCGCTGGACGTGGTTGGTGTCGCTGCGGGCGGCGGTGAAAAGCGCGGCCTGGGGGTCGATGAGTGGGGCGGCCTGCTGCTTCTTGATCTCGAGGACGTCGGCGACTACGGGGTCGGATCCGGAGTCGGTGGTCAGGTAGTAGGCCACGACGGTGGAGTCCTGGCCGTCGCGGTTGAAGCGGCCGATGACCTGGTGGTGGATCGCGGGGGACCAGTCGAGTTCGCCGAACACGACGTTGGAGCAGACGGTTTGGAGGCCGTCGAGGCCGGCGCCGGAGCGCAGGGATCCGATGAAGATGCGGGAGGTGCCGTTGATGAAGGCGTCGGCGGCCTTGTCCTTCTGGTTCGGTGATTCGGAGCCGGTGTAGAGGACGGGGTCGAATTCGGCGAGGGCGTCCATCCAGATCTCGTAGACGTCGCGGTGCCAGCCCCAGAGGGAGACCTTCTCGTCGGATTCGAGGAGGAGTCGGACGAACTCGGCGACGAACGGGGCCTTGGCGATGCCGGTGGCTTGGCGGACCTTCCAGTCGAGTTGCCCGGCGAGGGACCAGCGGTCTTTCTGGGCGGTGCTGGTGTCGAGGATCAGGCGGGCCATCTCGGTGATGTCGCCGCGGACTTGGTCGATCGCGGCGGCGTCGGCTGAGACTTCGTGTTCGATCTCGATGGGGTCGGGGAGTTCGCGGTGGACGTCCTTGCGGGTGCGGCGCAGCAGGAGGCCCTGGTCGCGGAGGTAGGCGCCGAGGGCGCCCATGTTCTCGACGTGGATGTTGCCGCCGGACTGCTCGTGGCCGTTCCACTCGCGGACGAACTCGGATCGGGTGCCGAGGGCGCCGCGGTTGAGGACGTCGAAGATGGTGTGGGTCTCGCCGCCGTAGTTGTAGATCGGGGTCGCGGAGAGCCCGATCCGGAGTCCGGCTTTGTCGGCGATCGCTGCGGCGGCGGAGTACTTCACGGTGTTGTCGCGGCGGAGCTCTTGGATCTCGTCGAAGATGATCGTGTTGATGTTGCCCTGGAGGTGGTATCGCCAGCCGCCGAGCTTGTGGTAGTTCGTGATGAGGACGTCGGCGTCGACGGGGTAGGGCTGGCCCTTGGTGATGATGTGTCCGGTGAGCCAGGGCATGAACTTGTTGAGCTCGCGGAGCCACTGCCTGGGGAGGTGGGTCAGGGTGACGACGAGGGCGGGGAGGTTCGCGGGGTCGCGGAGCGTGAGGAGCGAGGTGAAGGTCTTCCCGAGGCCGACGTCGTCACTGATCAGGAGGCCGCGGGTGGTGAGGGCCAGGTCGGCGCCGGTGACCTGGTAGTCCCGGGGCGGGACGGCTGGGTCGCGGAGGCCGGTGATGGTCCGGGTCCCGGTGATGATCGCGGCGATCTGCTCCTCGGTGGCCCGGTGCTCGTCGGCGCGCTTCTGCAGCCGGGCCTGGGCCGCTGTGTCGATGGTCAGGGGGTGGCGCATCAGGAGCATCTCGAGGTCGCGGGCGACGTCGGGGGTGTCGGTGAGCCGGATCGTGGCGGTGCGGCCTTGGTAGGCGCGGGGGAAGAGCCGCTTGACTCGGATCGCGATGTGCGGGGCCACGTCGAGGGCCCAGCTGGCGTCTTCGTAGGTCAGGGTGCCGTTGGAAGTCACGAGAGCCCACCTCCGACCACGAGGACGGTCACCGGGATCCCGGAGATGCTGGTGGGGAGTTCCCGGTGCCGGCGGAGCGTGGTGACTACGAGGAGCTGCTGGATCGTGGGGTGGGTGGCGTACCGGGTGAGCTGGCGGCGCAGCGCGGCGGTGCTGCCCTTGACCTTGACCTCGATCCCAACGGTCCCGGCGACGTAGTCGATCCGGTCCCGGGACGACAGGTTCACCTCCGGCACGAACTGGATACCGGCGACGGTCAGGGCGGCGTCGATCCCACGGTGCAGGGCGTGCTCGTCGGTGTACGCGTACCGGTACCCGGTCAGCGTCGAGATGACCTGATCAAGGGTGGCTGTCGTCGTGGACATCAGGACTCCTCTGCGGGCTCGGGTACGTCGAAGAGCGGCACGTCGTCCGGGCCCGGGATCCGGCGGGCGTCTTCCTCGTTTGGGTCGCGGGGGATGGCGTAGCTCAGGTGGCGTTGGTTCACGCGGCACCTCCGAAGAGGGAGTCCTGGGCGAGGCGTCGCGCAGCTCCCTCGCACTGGCTCTCGCGGATCTCGAACCCGATCGCCTTGCGGCCGGTCATCTTCGCGGCCATCAGCGCTGCGCCGGATCCAGAGAACAGGTCTACGAGCAGACCGCCCCCTGGGCATCCGTACTCGATCAGTGGCTCGAGGAGGCCGGTGGGCTTCTCGGTCTCGTTGATCGCTCGCCCGTGCATGGAGCGGCAGTAGATGACCGACCGCATCAGCCTGGGGCCGCCGTCTTCGGAGACGTAGGAGGAGGCTCCACGGGCGCCCTGGTGGTAGGCCGGCTTGGCCTTCCGCCGGACAGCCCGGGCGGTCGCGTCGGGTGTTGTCGGGGTCTGGTGGTAGATCTCGACCCAGGGGCCGCGGTACCAGAACAGGGCGTGCTCGTGGACCCGGGAGAACCGGTCGGAGGCGAGCGATGAGCCGTTGTGCTTCTCCCAGACGATGTCCTGGGACAGGTGCCAGTCGTTGAACTCGTGCCGTTGGGTGAGGAACATCCGCATCGAACCGAAGCACCACATCGACTTGCCGTACTGGGCGGCGAAGGCCGGCCACCCGTTGGGCCAGGTGTCCCAGTCGAGGTTCGTCTCGCCGTACGGCGGGTCAGCGATCAGGAGGTCGGCGGTGACGTCCAGCTGAGGGAGGAGGTCGCGGCAGTCGCCGTGGAACAGCTGGACGGAGTCGTCTTCGTAGTAGGGCTTCACGCGGCACCGTCTTGGCGGGTCGTGTACCGGTTGGAGTTCCAGCCGGACAGTGCCTCGAGGTCGCCGAGGGAGCGGCCTTGGGCTTCCCATCGGGCAGTGATCTCGTAGCGCTCGGCAACGGTCGTCGGGAGGTGGTGCTCGCCGGTGAGGAACCGGATGACGACAGCCTCGTCGACGTCGGCCCTGCTGCGTTGGTTGGAGCCTCGGCGGGGCTTCTCGTTGGGGTCGTCGATGTCGTCCCAGGCGAGCGGGGTGAGCCAGCCCTTGCGGATGGCCCAGGTCCTGCAGCGTCCGGACGGGCCGAGGTGCATGCAGAGCTTCTCGTACGCCTCGGCGAGCTTGGTGGCCTGCGTGATGTTGACGCGGGTGCCGCGTACGGCGCTGCTGGACCAGCCGTCGGTGACGCCGGCGGTCGTGTCGATGTCGGTGTAACGCCACCCGAGGGCCTGGAGCGCCTGGATCCGGCGGCGGGTGCCGGTGGAGTCGATGTAGAGGGACGTGACGCCGAGGACATAGCGACGGCGCCAGAGGCTGCGGCGGTAGATGGCGTGGGCTTCGCGGCAGGGTTCGCAGTAGTTCCGGTCAGTCTCGACGTGCCGCAAGTACCCGGCGTTGGTGCCGTGCCTGGGGTCGTCGGCCGGGAAGGTCTCGCTGGTCATCGGCTGGCCGCCTTCAACCGATCGAGGTTCTCTAGGGCGCGGGGCGTGCGCCAGACCTTCGTCGGTTCCCAGCCGTAGCTGGTGCACCACTGGTCGAGGAGCTTGTTCAGGTGTGCGTGTGCTCGGAGCCGCTGGGCGTCGATCCGCAGCTGGTAGCGCTGTTCGCGGATCCGCTCAGAGTTGATGAAGGTGACCTTGGCTGCCCGGGCCATCACGGCGGAGAAGTTGTCGTCGAGGATCAACTCGACCTTCACCCGGCGCGGGTTACCAGGCAGGGGGCGACGCCGGCGGAATGGGTTCCTCACGGCTGGGCCGCCTCTGCTGCTGCGAGCTCGGCACCGAGGGCGTCGTACCCGGGGTCTCCCGTCCCGGGCGAGGTGGTGTCCTGGGCTGGGGGTGGGCCGAGGATCTGGAGGAGGTCCTCCCAGAGGATCTGGAGGCTCAGGGTGTTCTCGGCGTCTTCGGTGTCAGCCCACTCGTTGTGGAAGGACCGGACCTCGTCGAGCACCGCCTGGAGGTGGTCGCGTTCCGCGGTCGCCCGGACGAGATCGATCTGGGTGTTCTCGAGCCGGCCGCGGGTCCGCTCGTGCGCGGCCTCGGCCTGCTCGGCCCGGGTCACGGCGGCGAGCATCTCGTCGACCAGTTGCTTCCGGGTGCTGGGCAGGGGTGTGGTGGTCATTCGGTACTCCGATCAGGTCGGTTGGCGTTGGCCTTCGTGAGCGGGATGGCGTTCACGTCGCACCGCCATCGGCTGCTGGGTCCGTGCCGGCTGCCGCCTGGAGCTCCTTCACGCGACCGACCATCAGACCGATCGAGAAGTGCTCCGGCTTCGCGTCCTTCAGGTCAGCAGCGAGCGAGGCGAGCAGGACACGGACCGGGTCGAGCACCGCCTTGTCGCGGCCCATGAGGATCGCCTCGAGATCGGCCTGGCCCCGGTTCGCGGCATCGGCGAACTTGGTCGCCCACCGGGTCCGTTCCGCCGCCACGTGCTGATCGACGACGTACTGGACCGCAGCGATGATCGCGTCGTCATCACGCCCAGACGCGAGAGGAACCTGGGACAGGACGACCCGCCGCTCGTGCGGCGTCACCGCGCTCACTGGGCACCCCGCTCAGCGATGCGATCCCGAAGTGTTTCCAGGTCGGCCAGTTCAGCGAACCGTTCGTCAGCCACGGAAGCGGGCACATTGGACCAGTGGTTGATCACCCCCTGCACTTCCCAAACGGCACCCTGCAGCGCCTTCTCGGCGGCTGCACGCTTCTCCTCAGCGACCTGGGCAGGGCTGAGGTAGCCAGCGGTGAAGGCGGCACGGGCCTGGTCCTGGCAGTCGGTCCAGGTGTCGTCGCACGGGAAGTTCCTGATGGTCCGCGCCTGGTGCTCGGGGTAGATCGCGCAGAGCAGGGTCCACGCCAGCGCCTCCACTTCCGTGTCCAGCGCGTCCCCGGAGGGAGCGGGGTCGCAGGAGCAATGCTCGGGCCAGTTGCCACAACCAGGACAGCCACCATCGGGCGGACAGGTGAGCGGATCGTGGACCTCGGGTGCGTCGGGAACAAGCGAAGCTGGGCAGGCGCACGGCTGCGGCGGCAGTCCGAGATGAACCCGATTGGAGCGCACCGCAGCATGAACCATGTCGGTTGAGTGCATCGGGCAGAGATCGCGGTCCGCCCACTTAGGCAGGGAGTCAAGGGTGCGACTTTCTACGCTCGGGATCCCGAGCGACTTTTCTTGAGCATCCTCCTGGGCCTGCGCCCATGAGGCGCACGGCCAGTCCGTCCCGCACGCTTTGCAGACTGGACGCTCGTATCCGAGTTCGCGGACGTAGACGCGCTCGCAGCAAGGCTCGCCCGTCTCGTCTGTGGGGGGAACGGGCGGAGCGGTCGCTGGTACCCACGGCGTGACGGTCACGGTGCGCTGGACGATCCGGCACGGGCCCATCGCGCAGTCCGCGATCGCGGCGTCCAGGGTGTCGTAGAAGACGTCCGGCACGGTGGCGTCGGGTGGCACCGACCCGAACTCGATGCGCTCGCTCGTCTCGCCTGCGGCTGGGGGCGACTGGTCGGTCATGCGGCAGCCCTCCATCGGATCTTGGGTTCGACGGGGTGCTTGTCCGTGCGTGCTCGGTTGGGCCGGTCCCAGGACTCGCCCTTCACCTCGGCGTCGCGGATCCACCCAGCTGCGTGCAGAGAGCGGCCCGATTCGCTCGCGAGGGTGTAGGTGATGATCCGACGCGGCGGGTAGCCCATCGCGATGCCAGCTCGCCGGACCGCGCCGTAGAGCATCGAGCACGCGTTCGGCGTCCCGTCCGTGCAGACGCGGAGGACTTCGAGGGTGATCCCGTCATCCAGCAGACGTGCTACCGGGCGCCCGGCGATCGCGACCCCTCGCATCACTCCGTCGCTGGTACCAACGGCGATCGAGAACTTGTGACCTCGGGTCGATCCGTG